CCGTCGACCAGGTGTACTGCTCGATCCCCACCTGCTGCTGGCGGATGCGGGTGAGCTCGGCGTTGAGAGATGTCACCTGATCGCGGGCGATGAGCGCAGCCCGGCGCTTGGTGGCGCCGAACTTCTCGACGATCTCGTCGGCGATATCCTCGTACCGAAGCCCGGCCCGCGCGCCACGCAGGACGATGCCCTTGAGGTCGTCGAGCTCGCCGGTCAGGAGCGACTTCACCAGGCGCACGTTGTCCTCGACGAACGCCTCGACGTGCTCGGCAAGGACAGTCGGGTCGGCGTGCACGTCGATGTTTGCGACCGTGCGAACCTGCCGGTTGAGCTCCTTGCGGCTGTGCTCTGCAACGCGCAGGGCATTCTGCTCGGCCAGCAGCGCAATCCTGCGCACGGGGATCACGCGCTCGAGGTCCTTGCGAATGCGCTCGATCTCGGCGGCTGTGCGGCTGCCGGTCGCGTCAATGCGCAGCTGCATGGCGTCAGGCCGCAGCGCGTTGTGCGCTTCGATGATGGGGCGCAGCGCCGGCAGCAGGTCCTGCCGCACGCGGGCGTGCATCGCGTCGACCATCTGCAAGATGCCGTGCAGGTACGCGACGCGCGGCGCTGACGGCTGTCGTGCCTGGGGCACCGGGCGCTTGCGTCGCTTGGCTGGGCGGCCCATCAGGGCCAGTTGCAGCCACCCGCGCTCGACCGCGCGCATTACTTTTCCGCCGGCGGCGCGGGCTCAGTCGCTGGCGCGGCGGACGTGGGCGGCGGGGCTGGCGGCGGCGGCAGCGCGGACTTGGCCGCTGGAGTGAAGCCTGCGCCCGTCTCGCCCATGAGCGTTTCGGCCTCAGCTTCGGTCATCTGAAACGCGAAGGTGAGCATCTGGACACCCGTCGCGCGCGGGATCTGCCCCGAGGAGACCGCCGTGACGATCTCGATCATCGACGTGACCTGCGCGCCGTTGAGCGCCGTGTCCTGCACCTTGGGGTCGGCGGGATCGGCGGCGGCGGGTTCGTCAGCAACCGGGGCGGCCCCTGTCTCTGGGTCGACGCCCTCCGGGTCGGCCGCGAGCTCGGCCTCGACCTCGAGCGCTTGCTGGCGCGCCTCGACGTCGATCGTTGAGAAGTCGCCCGATTGCGCCAGGTCGAGCGCGCCCTCCTCGGGTAGCATCACCTGCGCATTGACCAGGGTGGCGATGGTGTCGCCGTTGATCTTGCGCGTCTCGGCCCGCTCCTTCCCGGTGGGCTGCCAGAGCGAGTTGAACGTAAGCTTCCAGTTCTCGGGCTCTTGACCATGCGTCGGGCCGTTCTTGGCGAGCATGAAGACCCGTACCACGCGCTCGAGCCGCGGCCGCAGCACGTCGTTCTGCGCGTCCTCGACCACGTCGTACCAGCCGCGCGTGTCGCTCTCGCCGGTGGCGTTCAAGCCGGCAGCCGAACGCCCGTAGAGCAGCGCCACCGGCATCTCGGCTGCCGCAGCGTCGCGCATCATGAAGCGGTCGAGCATCTCGGGCAGCCCGCTAAAGCTCGTAGCGACGCGGGTGAACTCCTCGCGCTCTGCGTCGACGAGGATCGCGCGGCACACCGAGCGCGCCATGTCCATGATCTCCATGCGCGCCCGCAGCCGCGCCTCGCCGCCGGTCGCAATGATCTCAGACAGGTGATCGATCTTCAGCACGGCCTGGCTTGCGTCGGTCAAGAGATGCGCGGCTGACTGCCAGCTGCTCGCGCTTTGCCGGAGGCAATCGTGCGGGCGCTGCAGCACCGAGTTGTCCCAGTCGCCGGCGCTCTGCTCGCTGCGCGCTGTGAGGGCGCCTGGAAAGAAGACCAACCGCGACTCGTGGATGAGGACCTCCAGCGCTGCGTCTCTGCGGACATCAGCGCGGCGCACGGCGTACAGTTCTGGCTGCCCGAACTTCGGGCCGTGGATGTCGCTGTACCGCTTGCGCACTTCCAACTGCGGCCGCCTCAGCACGTTGAGAAACCGCACCTCTACGATCTTGTCCTCGGCCAACGGCTCAGCGGGCAGCAGACCATCGTCGGCGCCGATGTACACCGCGCCCGCCCCGTACAGTCGCGCCCAGATCCATGCCTCGCGCAGCTTGGGCAGCACGGCCAGGTCCTCGAGCTGCGCGTAGAGCGCGCGCATCGCGGCGGCGCTCTCGTCGTCGCTGTCGCCCTCGAACTCCAGCGTGAAGCCCCGGCGGGTGGCGTCGCGCGGCAGCTTGTCGACGATCTTGGCGGCGATGTCGTCGGTGTCGTAGAGGGCCTCGAGCGCGCCGTCGGTGAGGCGCACGCCGGGTAGGATCTGATGGTAGCTGAGCTTGTCGCGCAGACCGCCGAGGCCTGTCAGCGCGTTGACCCAGCTGTCGAGGCGCTGCACGACCTTCATGACAAGAGCTCCACCTTGAGCGCATCCATGGCGCTCTGGTATGCGAGGACGCCCGGCTTGTGAAGGGCCAGCATTGCCCGGGAGCACGCGTCGACCTGGTCGTCGTGCGCTGCGTCCGGGAACCCCTCGAGCTCGGCATAGAACGCTTCGTTCCAGGACCCGGCCAGCACGTCGACGTTGCCGGCCTCGACCTGGGTTGAGAACGGCCCGGCATAGCTGACTTTGTCCTCGCGGGCGACCACCGATTCGACCCAGTACCCGGCCAGGATGCTCTTGATGTGCGCGACGTCCACCACGCCCGCCCCGCCCGGGTCTTGCCAGATGCAGATCTTGACGGCGCTGCCGTCCTGCGCGGCGATGTTCTGCATCGCGCGGTCGACCTGGTGCGGCGAGCCGCGCAGCGACTCGATGTGCAGCACGACGAACCGCCCCGAGCGCGTGACCCCCATCTTGACCCCGCGCGTCCAGTCCGGGTCGGGGCGCTCCGGGGTGACCTGGGTCGCGGCTTTGTCCCACGCTCGGACCACGGCCACCAGGTCGGTGGGCGCGGCCTCGATGACGCGGAACCAACTGCGCTGAAAGTACAGCCCGGCGGCGGGACGGATGAGCCAGCTGCCGCCTTGGCCGCTGCCAAGCAGCCGCTCGCGCTCGACGCGCGGCAGGGCGAGCAGCCGAGCGGGGTAGTCGGGATCCTTCTCGAGCAAGATCTTGTTGTCAGCGAGCAGCCCCAGGATGAACGTGAAGCTGATGGGCGGATGGCGCAGATGCGGGAAGCGCGCGCGCAGCTCCTCGGCAGAGTCGCCCCATACGAGGTCATCGTCGACGCGGTAGAAGTACCGAATCACCCCCGACCGCTCGGGCCGAATGAACTCGCCGCGCTCGTCGAGGTACCACGCGATCATCTTCTTGACCCACGTGTCAGCCGTCGGATTCATCGTCGCCCGCACGTAGGGCGCCACCCCGCTGGTGCTCCGGTTGCGACTGAACAGGTACCAGAACTGGCTCTCGAGAAAGTGCGGCAACTCGTCGAACCCGATCAGGCCGTAGCCCTTGCCCTGGTGCTTGAGCTTGTCGGTGTCGTACTGCAGATGATCGAGATGCACCTTGGCGCCGCTCGGGAAGGTGGTCGATGGGTTCGGCGTCTCGCGCAGCACTGCACCCAGCGCCGGGTACCACTCCTGCATCAGCTCCCACAGCGACTGCGGCCCGCGCAGCTGGTTGCTCGTGCGACGAAAGCAGACTGCAGAGAACCCCTTGACGTCGTAGTTACGCAGGCACTCGAGCGCGAGCCCGCTGGTTTTGCCCGAGCCGGCCTCGCCGCCGTAGAACACCATGTCTGCGCGGCTCGCCAGGAACCGCTCTTGCGATCCGTTCTGCGGCCGGACCTCGAGCCCGGAGGATCTATTTGCTCGGCCGTCGCCCATTGTCCGGCAGGTAGAACTGCACGTCTGACTTGTTGCCAGAGCCGTCAGCCTGCACGTCGTCGCGACTGCGAGGGCCGTACACGTCAGGCCGCCGCCGCTCGAGGTACCACGCTGAGGCGCGCCAGTCGTGAGAACCAGCCTTGATGATGTTCAGCGTCTGCGCGACCTCCGCTTTGCTCTGCGCGATCTCGAGGTCGTCTGCGAACTTCACATACAAGCGCTTCCCGCTGCGCCCCGCGTCGCGCCAGTTGTACACCGTGCGGCGGCACACCCCTTTACTCTCGGCTGCTGCTTCGAGGCTGACGCCCAGCGAAACCAGCTCGCAGATGCTGTCGCCGATCGCGGGGGTGAACTTGCTGTGCGCTCCCATGGGTGATGCTCACTCGCGCTTGGCTTTCTGGCCGGTCAGTTGCTCCCATCTCTGAACTATCACGTCGCAGTAGGCTGGCGACAGCTCGATACCGAAGCAGCGGCGGCTGAGCTGCTCGGCGGCGATGAACGCGGTGCCGCTGCCGGCATAGATGTCCGCGACATTGTCACCGTCATCGCTGCTGTTGAGATAGGCCGTCGCGTACAGCTCAACGGGCTTCATCGTCGGGTGCTCGGCCGAGCTGCGCGGCTTGTCGATCTCCCACACGCTGGTGCGGTGCTTGCCGCGCATCGGGCGCTTGTGCCGCTGGCGCCAGGTGAACAGGATCGGCTCGTGTTGGTAGTCGTAGTCGAGCCGGCCCATGCTGAATGTCGGGGCGTTCTTTTTCCAGATCAGGACATGCCGCGCGCGTAGGCCCGCCTCTTGCATCATCATCATCATCATCATCATCATCGACAGACCGCCACCCTGCGGCGAGGACACGTAGATCGAGCACGCTGGGCCGCACACGAGGTCGCGCAGCAAACAGAACGCGGGAAGCAGCCGCGCCTTCAGGTCCTCCGGCGAGAGCGCGTCGTCTTCGACGTTGGTCAAATTCCGTCCAGAAGGCTGGACGGAATTGAGGAACCTGTTCTTCGCGCCGATGGCGACACCGTACGGTGGATCGGTGAACACGCAGACCGCGCGCTCGCCGCCCATGAGTCGCTCGACCACCTCCTGTTGCGTGCAGTCGCCGCAGACCAGCCGGTGCCTGCCGAGCGTCCAGACATCGCCCGGCTTGGTGACCGGGGTCTTGGGCGGCTCGGGCACCTCGTCCTCGACAACCTCGGGCTGGCCGCGCTGCCGGCGCTCGATCTCCTCGATGTCCCGCTGGGTGTAGCCCGCTACGATCTGGTCCGCGACCGGCATCGACCGGAGCGCTTCGGCGAGCAGGCCGTCGTTACGCAGCGTCAGCTCGGCCAAGCGGTTGTCGGTGACTGCGAGCACGTGCGCATCACTCTCGCTGATGTCGAGGTACCGCACCGGCACGCGCTCGAGGCCGAGCTGCTTGGCCGCCCGCAGGCGCGTATGTCCCGCAATGACCTCGCCGTTTGCTTTTCGGGCGACAAGCGGGGCACCGAAGCCGAAGCGCTTGATGGAGTCAGCAACGCGACGGACTGACGCGGGGTCGTCCTTCGTGGGGTTCTGCGGCCATGGGTGCAGTGCGCTCGGCTTGACCCAGACTGCAGCGACGTCGATAAACTGCTCGTGCTGAGCCGTGCCGCCCACGCCTGCACCATCGTGCACGACCCCATTACTAGGACGCGCGCGCGTTTGTGCAGATTCCACACTGCTGCGCACATCGGGGTCGCGCTTGCGGCTGGGCTGCTTGGCTGGTTGTGTTCGCATGGGTTGCTGGTTTCTCCTCGGTTACTTCGGCATGCCCCGATGCCATGACGCACGATAGCGGGGCCGGGGCCGCTCCGCTTCAAATCCATGCGCGTCGACCTCGCGCAGCCGGCAGCGGTTGCAGCAGTGCGGCTGATGGTGCAGCCAGGTGGTGAGCTTCAGGACGCGCCGGCGCCCGCACGAGCACTCGACCTGCACGTACGCCTCGGTGCGGCCATCAGGCCGTTGTCGCGTGGTGCGGCTCAACTCGCGCAGCAGTGACGCAAGCGGTGCCGGGGGCTGTGGCGCCCGGCGCGACCGCTGGCCCCATGCCAGGACGCACGGGCGGCACAGACCGGCGAAGCGTCGCAGCGGCTCGAGGGCTGCGCCACAGCTGCGGCAGCGCGTCGGCTGCGCGGGCACGGGGGTAATGGCCCTGCGCTCGTCCGACGCATCCAAGCTGTGCAGCACGCGCTTCACCGTCCTACGGCTCCTTCTCGCCGGGCACCTCGCCCTCGACCTGCCGCGCGAACCGCTCATGCCCGAGCTGCCGCAGCGCCGCCGCCGTCTCGGCCCGCACCGGCTCGAGCGGACTCTGCCAGTGCCACTCGTGGCCAGCGCGCAGCCGGCGAATGCCATAGCGCACCCGATCACGGCGAATGCGCAGCAGCACGGCGGCCCGCGTGGCCGGCGACTCGTGCGCGTGGCGATCGGCGTAGTCTGCGAACCACTCCTCGGCGGTTGGTGCGGGCGTCGGGCGGGGCCGCTGGGCGAGCAGCTGCGCGTCGACCTCGGCGAGCATCGCCCGCTCGTCGTCGGTGAGATCGCGCGTCGTCGGGCGCCGATAGCAGGGATACTCGAACGGCGGCGGGGGCATCCCTTCAAACCGCAGCCCGCACGCAGCGAGCAAAGCATGCAGGGCGTCGCCCTTGTACCGCTTGAACAGCGCCCGCATTTCATCGTCGTGCTTGCTCATGCGGCCCGCCTGCATGGCTGCTGCTGCCCTTTCACGCGCGCGCGGTAGTCGCGCTGGTATTGACGCAGGCGCTCCCGGTTCGCCGCCCGCCACGCCCGACGCTTTGCCTGGAACGCCGCGAGCAACGCCGGATCCGCTTTGCGCTCGTGCAAGCGCGCGCGGCGTCGAGCGGCCAAGCTGGCTTTATGCCGCGCCCGCCATGCCCGCTGTTGCGCAAGACGCCTCTCGTGCCTGGCGCGGTCGGCTTTCACCGTCGCCCACACGCGCTTGTTGCTAGCGCGTGCCTGCTGCCGGAGTCGCTCGGCTTCGCTCGGGCGGCGCATCTTAGCGGCGACGAGCTCACGCCTGCGAGCGTTACGCGCTGCGCACCAGCCGGGCTCGACGCGCTTGCGCATGTAGTACGCATGGACTTGCGCCCGCTCGCGCTGCCGGCCGCTCTCGCCTTGGCGCCAGCGCCAATTCCGCAACCACTCGCGACGCTTGCTCCGCCGGTGGACGTCATGCCATGCCACGGCGATTTGGGCTTCGTGTTCGCGCCAGGTGTGCTCCCGGAACTCGTCCTCAATCTCATCTCGCAGTTGGAGCCAGGTCATCAATCACGTCTCCTTGAGGTCGGGCTCGCCGGGCTCGCGCACGCACCCGAGCTGCCGGACCAGCGCCTCGGCATCGGCGGCATCAATCGTCAGCGCACCTGCGTACC